GCATCGTTATTGTTAGGAGCAACTGGAGCAACTGGAGCATTACTTGGAGCATTACTAAAGGTAACATAGATGTGTGCGATAGGATCAACCCCGGTATAAAAATTGTGATACACCATATCTTGAACAAACAATCTGTCATCAACACTAATAACATCTGTTATCAATCTTACCCAATCACCAATTTGAATGTTGGGAACTTTAACTTGATTTTGAGGAATACGAATATATCCACTATAAGTTCCGTCACCGTTATCCACTAAGTTCCAAATGTCTGGACCTTCACGATACTCACCGTCAAAAGTCCTGGGTGGAGTATCTTCACGTACTTCACACTCTTCATAACCACGTGTGATTACTAATTGATTAGCGTAATCAAAAAACTTGTAACACTGAAAAAAGTCATTGTAATTGTCGTCTGTAGGTTCTCCAAATGTTTGTACTAACTCTTCTTTATTAGTAACAACATAAGGTTCTCCTAAAGGACCTTTGTTAAATTGACCACCAAAAAACGCAACGTTATTTACTTCATTGGGCACAATAGTACTCAAATCTGTTTCCGTTACGTAAACGCCCGGAGATAAATAAGCCATTATTTTTCCTTTTTAAAAAATAGTCAGGTGGATGAAGGTGTATTCACTTTACGTTTCAAGGGAAAGGCTCTTCACCTTACCAGCAAAGTGAAGTCCAACCCCACCCAACCTGCTATACTTATTTATAATTTAATTTAAGAAATATTTAAGAAGAAGTAAGAAAGGAAACCCCTTTCTTAAAGAGCAGAATCATTGTGAGTAGCGGGGATTGGTGAATAATCAGATTCTTCACCTGTACCAATAGTCCAATCACTGTAAGTAAATGTAACTGATAGTTCTTGAGGCGTGTTTTCGGCAGTATCGTCAAAAGTAACTTCCCCAATTGTAGAAGGGAAACAATTATGGATAGTGTAAACCGCTGTAGTCTTCCCCGCTGAATCCAATTGTTCAACTCTTAAATCTGTCATTACCGCACTTGGATTTCCAGAGTGTTTGTTGATATAAAAGTTATCGGCGGCATCTTGCCATTTTAGCATATCTAAACGAATCGTATGACTTTCATCAAGATAAAGAGTTACTTCCCATGTATTATCAAAAGTAGTATCACCGGGAATTGGTAATTTTCTACCTTGATTCCACACTTCAATAATACCTATTTCCTTTTGAGGAGCAGAAGCAGATTTTGCTAAAATATCAACAGTTTTTAAATCGGTTTCTGGAGAAACGGCACTAGGGAATGTAAAAATTACTCTGTATTTATTCTGTCGTGCTGTGGCTCCAAGAACGTTTTCAATTTCTCTTAGGTTCAATGCCATTTTTATTTCCTTATTTTTTCTTTTCTTTATTTATAATTCTTATTTTACAATTTTAACTCTTGGTCATAATCATAACCAATACCCGAATAATTAATCGTTATTTCAGTTTGTGTAATTTCGCCCGTTTCATCTGTATAAGAAATGTTATTTACACTTGAAATAAAGGCATCATATAATACTGTTATACTTTCAGTATTTTCATCTGGACCAAGTTGTTCTATGATTATATCTGTTTGATACCAAGGAACACCGTATCCCGTCATTAAACCTCTTTGTTGAGAATAACTTAAATTACTAACATTAGTTAAAAAATTCAAAGCGTTTTCTGTGTTGTATCTAATTTGAGAAAGTACCTCATTTACGTCTGTTATTGTTTCACTTACCGCTTCTTGTAATCCAGTAAATAAACCTTCATCTGCTGCTAAATAAGCAGGTTCCCGGTATTCTTGAATACTTGAAAGTATTTTAAGAAATAATCTTCTTAGAGATAGATTTTGGTCATTGTAAAATGACATTGTGACAGAACCTTCATCCGATCTATCACCTGCTAATTGATATTTTCTTCCTTTAAGATACACTTCGGCAATCCCGACACTTCTACCGGGGGAGTCAATATTATGACAGAAAATATCCAATTTATTGCCGACAAAAGGAAAAATAACACGGTATTTATTATTCCTTGCTCCTGCCTTTAATTCGTATTTTAAATCATTAGTTTTAGTTGCCATTTATTTCCTTTAATAGGTTTCGTACCATGAAAACGCAAATGTAACGGGTTGCTCCAAAACAGTATCTTTATCTTCAGCACCGTAATTTACGTTTTCAATATTTACAGGGTAAACATCGTGAAAAACGTAAGTTTTAACATCGAAATTTTCATTGAAATCTTTAATTTTTAACGTTATTTCACCGTAAAGACCATCATTTGTTGTAATAGAACCTTCACCGGAATTTGTATTTACTGGATTGTAGTTATCTATTTGGTAAATCCAATTTTGCATCATACTTCTTAAATCTGTATTTTCATCCAAATAAAAAGTTAATTGAATAGTTTGATCCTGTTGAGTTCTACCCGGTATTTTGATGTTCTGACCTTTGATTTTCACTTCTATTGGGGTGTGTGTAATTGTGGGTACACCTGTTGATTTACAAAGTACATCATAATACTTACTGTAAATTGTGCTTATTCTGGAAGGAGTTGCCAGTAATACACTAAATTTTGTACCTCTGGCAAAGTTTCCGCCCGCTTGATACAATGCGCTTGAAATTCTCATTTATTTCCTTTACATTTTTATTTTTCCGGGTGCCCCGAAATTTTCGACTTTAGAATTGCTGTAATAAGGAGCACTAAAGGAAACGGTAAATTCAAGTATTTGGTTATTCCCGTTATCGAATTGTGATTGTGAAATGTCATTTACAAAACAGTCTTGTGACTTAAAAACAGTTTTGCCGTTTGATGTTAATTCAACTGTGCTTTTTATTTCGTCAAAATAGTACGTTTGTTGTTTAATCCAAATATCGGTAAAATACTCTTTTAACTCTAATCCCGCAACGTCTCTAAAAGTTACGCTGAAGTTAAATAATTGAAATCTTTGACTGTAAAATCTTCTGGTTCCGCCCAGTACACTTTCTTGTACACCCGCTGTTAATTGTGGTGTATCGATATTGATAACGCACATATCCCAAACATCTTGAGGACTTAATCCGGTACTGGTATTCAATGGAACTGCCGGATTAGTGAAACTAAATTCAAAATCATCCGTTAAAGTCCATTTGGTATTTTGAATATTGCGTAAAATATTACTAATTCCCACATTTTTCCTTTATTTAAGTTTTTTTTAAGGATAAATCATTATCATTACTATAAATACTAATGTTATTTATAAGGAATAAAATGAAACGATTAGATGAAGCAACCAAAAAAGCACTGGGAATGAACGAAACTCCTGAAACTCAAAACAAAACCGCACAACCAGAACCTCAACCAGAACCTCAACCAGAACCTCAACCAGAACCAGAAAAAAAAGTTTCTGAAATTAAAAAATTGAATGACATTTTAACCGAAAATGGTGAATTGTACAAAATCGATCTAGGAAATAAAGTTCTTACACTTGAACCTTGGAAAGGAAAAACTAAGAAAAAACTAAGAAAAATTTTTGAAGGAATTACAGACGTAGAAGAAATTGATTTTGAAAGAGTAATGGAAATTCTTTTGTACGATCATCTCGGAAAAGATAATAAAAGTACAGTGTACCTTAATTCCGGGGAACAACTCGTTATTTTGAGTGCTCTAAAAAGTATTAGTACAGGTGCCGAATTTAAGACTGATTCATTTTGCCCCGTTTGTGAAGCCGAAAATACTTTCAAAGTAAATTTATACAACGCTACAGACTACAAAGAGAACAAACTACCTTCTGAAGAAAGAGAGTACAACAAAGGAAAACTTAAACTCAAATTCGTTGATATTAAAAGTTTTGATTATCTAAAAGAAACATTTGAAGAGTATCAATCCTCAGATGATTATGATGGATACACCGAGTTAGTGGACGCTGAAAAAGCACTTCATATTGATTTAGGCAAACCACTAAAAGATACAATTGAAATTCTTGACGACACTCCTATTAATGTAGTAAATAAAATTATGGAAGATATGGATAAATATTTGCCTGATTGTGATGTGCAAAAAGAACATAAATGTACTGTATGTCATAAAACATCTAAGTTTGATGTAGAAATCATCAAAACTGTTATTGCCGAATTCATGGGAATTTAAAATGAATGGAAAAGGGACTAAAACAAATTGAATTCAAGGTACCTAAAAATTATCTTGAACAGAAATTAAAAAAACTTGACAAACATCGGTACAGAACAAAACATGAAAAGGAAGTTCTGATTCACGATGAATCGGATGATCCTTTTGTGTATCTTGATATTTTAACACAATTGCCAAAAGAATTGTACCCCAAAAGCGAAGTAGAGTGCTTAGTTTATTTAATGTATTTAAGAGCAATTTCGGTTTCTGATTATCTGGATATTATGCACAAATGCGAATCTTGTGGAACTCTTAATGAAATTCAAATTGATTTATTTCAACTTATTAAAACTGATTTAAAAGTAGATAATAAATACAATTATGATTTTAGTAATTTTCCAATTGGTGTTTTTAAGAACATAGATGAAATACTGGATGAAAAAATTTCCGATGAATTGCCTATTCTTGTGTTTAATTACATTGAACAAATTATTGACGAAAACAATTTAAAAATCATAAACTTAATACACGAATACAACTGTCGAAAATGTAAAAAACAGAATATGATTTACATCAATCCAATGAAAATACTTTCAAGAGTTGAATTAACTGGTTTGTATAAAGAAATATTTAGTTTAACTTATTTTACAAATAACAGTATTACTGAAATTGAAGAATTGTATCCGTTTGAAAGAAATATTTACTTAAACTTAACTGATGAATCTATTAAATCTGGCAATATCAATCCCGTAAAACTAATGAGTTAAAAAAACTTATAAATACTAATAAAAAGAGTATCATGGGAAAAGCAAAATCAGGTGTTGGAATAGGTAAGGCTTTATTCATCGGTGCAGCACTAAAAAAATCAAAACCTATCAAACTCAAAAAAATCGACTTAGATTCTATTATTAAAGAAACAAAATCTAAAAGTAAATGGGAAAAAAAAGGTGACGAAGAAAACGTCATCAATAAAACTAAAGTCGATTTTAATAATAATGTTGTTAATATTAATAACATTGTAGTTAATACCGATAATCCTGCCGATAGAGATAAATTTAAAATTTTAACGGAAAAGAGTCTTTTTTATGCTGAAGAAATGAAAGAGGCTCTTGATGCTATTCAGAAACACACCAAAAAAGTTAAAGACCAAGACACCAGCATCAAAAAGGCGTTAAAGGCAACTGTTCAAAAAGTAAACGGCACCAAAACCAAAGATTTCAAAAACATAATGAAAAAAGTTCAAGACGCCATCAATAGTGCTGTAAGTGGTGTTCAAGATCAAGTAGGTAATATCAAAAAAGTTTTGACGGGTTATGCTTTATATAAAATGGCTAAATTTCTTACGCCTAAAATATGGAAATCTGCGAAATGGCTTTTTACATTACCATTTACTGTAACTAAAGGATTATGGAATTTAGGAAAAAGACTTAAAGGAGGAGCTACTTCATTTTTTGAAGGAATATCTAAATGGTGGGATGGATTTAAAAACACTAAATGGCATTTAAAATGGGCAGTTTTCAAAAAACATCCTATAAAATTCCTTACAAAATACGTATTCAAGAAAACGGGATTTATTACATTATTTAAAACTATAAAGAACCTTAAAGTTCCTTGGTGGACTTATTTATTTGTGCCAGATGCTGCTAAATGGTTTGCTAATACAATGTTTGGTGTAGACGAAAACCAATGGAATGTTTTTATAGAATTTATTGGATACGCAGCAACAAGTACATTTCTTGATTTCTTTAAAAGTTTATACAAAACATTTAAGGATATTGTTACTTTAGGTAATATAGAATACTCTTACAATCAAGTTATTCAATGGGTAAGAAGATGGGATACAGACCCTTGGGGTGTACTTTATGATGGACTTAAAAGTGCTGGAAAAGTATTATCATTAGTAGCAGAAGGTCTTCTTCGTTCAGTAAGAATATCATTCTGGACGGATCTTATTGGTCCTGTAGTTGCTAATATTATTTACAATGTTAGTCCATCAGCGGCGAAATTAATTTATGGTTGGAAAGCAGTTCAAGATTTTGAAAAAACTCACGCAGATACACAAACTTACGAAAATTTTCAAAAATTACAACCTTTAATGGGTGAAATTAAGTATTTATTTAATGTACTTAATCAAAAAATTTTACACGGAAATGAAAGAACAGGTAAGTATAGAAATCTGAGTCCGCAATTTGTAGCATTTAAAATGTTACAAAAAATTAAAAAAGCGAAAGACTTAATTAGTGATAGTAATTTAGAAAGCTGGGAAGAAGACCCTTTAATGGAAGAATTAAATGCGTTAGAAAAAATAGGCAAAACTGCACAAAGAGCACCAACAGCAGTTAGTGAAGGTAGTTTTAAAAAAGGAAGTGCAGCGTTATCTTCTTTAAAGGAAGGTATAGCTAAAAAAACTAAAGATGAAGAAAAAAAGAAAAAAATTAGAAGCTGGAAGGATTCTTTTGGTGTATCGTATTATGGTCTGAAAAGAGAAGAATGGGAAAAAGAGGATGAAGAATTCCGAAAAAAGAATAGAGAAGCGAATAAAGAACGTGAAAAAGTTAATAAAATTGTTTCTGAGATAGAAAAAATATACACCAAAACAAAAACAAAAAATGGTATTTCAGAAAATGAAGCAAAAAAATATGCTAAATTACTTTCTGATTATCATGCTATTACTGGTAATTGGTTTATATTGCCATCTAAAGAAACAACATCCAATACCGGTGGATCAATGTCTGGACTTGTTAATGGTATTTCTTTAGCTACTACAGGAAAAGCACCTATTGTTTATGACGAAAAAGGTAATATCGATGAAAAAGCAACAGGTAAAAATATCGAAAAAGGATTAAAATATGCAGCAGCTAAAGCTAAAGTTGTTTATGAAAAAGCAGATGAATCCTTAACTAAAATACTTAATGCTTTCTTAGGTGGTGGAATTGCGGGTGGGGGATTTGATGGAGGAGACGGAAAAGCCGTTCCTTTTTGTGATGGTAGTAATAGAGTAATCCCCTGTGATAAACATCATAGAGGAATTAAGTACGCCAATGGCATTAAAAAAGTTGGCGGTACAAGAAGTTGGAGAACAAATAACCCCGGAAATATTAAAGCATGTGGATCAGTAGCATCTAAGTATACTAAATTTGGTGTTGTTGGTTGTGACCATCCTGATAAAGAACAACAAGCGATTTTTAGAACTATGGGTGGTGGTTTAAGAGCACAAATGGATTTAGTAAAAAGGGCTTACGGTAATGAAACAGCGTTAACTATAGGAAACAGATATCAAGAAGGTCAAACAGCAACCGCTTATGGTAATAATATTATTAATCATGCTGCTAAATTTGGAGTACAAATAAATCCGAATAAAAAAATCCGCAATTTCACAGAAAGAGAATTGGCAGCATTTGTTATTGGTCAAATTGGTGCTGAGGGATTTGTGCCTGGAAAGATAGTAATGCCCAATGGTGAAATCAAAAAAGGCGAAGGTTTAGAGACTGTATTGAGTTCTACTAATTTTGGAATTAGTAGTTCTGGCAATAATGCTACTAGTTCTGGTTCTGGCGGTTCTGGTGGTGGGTTATTGTCGTCTGCGACTGGAGCAGTTAAAAATGCTTTAAATGCGGCTAAGGCGATAGTTGAAAAAGAAGATTATGAATTAGATAAAGTGTCAGGATATTCTGGAACCGGAACATCTGGTGTATCATACAATAAAGGTGGAGATTGGAAAACGAATCTTAAACCTGAGTTAATTAAAGCAGCAGTAAATACATTCAAAGAATTTCAGTCTAAAGTTAATAAACACATTTTAATTATTTCGGCTTATCGTAGTCCTCAACACAATGCTAAAGTTGGTGGAGCGGGAAAATCTTGTCACTTATCCGGTAGAGCAATCGACATTGCTGTTATTGGATGGAGTAAAGAAGAGATTTGTACATTCCTTAAAATTGCGGGTAAAAATGGATTTAGAGGATTTGGTGTATACGGAGAACAACCAAGAAGTATTCACGTTGATATCTGTACTGCAAGATTTTGGGGACCGAGTTATCATTCAGGTTCTTTCCCAAGTATTTACAAAAATTGTATTTCAGAAGCAATTGCCGCTGGAGGAGGTCAATCTATGAGTTCCAGTGATAATTCAGTTAGCACATCTGGAACCAGTGGTTCAAGTACAGCAAACGGTTCAACTACTCCATCTTCAGGAAACCCAATCAAAGACCTCCAAGAGGGATTAAAAGAATTGGGTGAATTAACAACTCAAGCATTAGCAGGCGTCAACGCTTTAAATCAAGACGGTTCAACAAAAAGACCAGAATTACATGGCGAATTAGACGTAAATTCTTGTGTAAAACACTAAAAAAAGGAAATTAAAAAATGTATGTTTATAAAGATATCAATCCTGAATACAAAAATGAAAAACTTTATCGATACAGTGATGATTATGATTCTGAAGCGATAAAAAATTCTTTGAGAAATATTTTCTTAGTTCAAAAACATGAATTGCCGGGGAAACCTTGGTTTGGTAATCCTTTGAATCTTCAATTATTTGATAACTTTGATGTTTTTACAGAAGAAGATTTGAAGTCGGCAATTATTTCAGAAGTAGAAAAATTTGAACCAAGAGTGTTTATTAAAGAAGTAAAAGTTAATTTATCACCAGAATACAATAGAATTGTAGTTACTTTAATTTACAACATCATTCAAAATAATACTCAAATCGAAGATATTCTGTATCTGCCTTTTGCGTATGATACAAAAACATTTATTTCTCAAAGAGAAATGGTTACTCTTTAAGGTGATTTACAATCACCATCAGGACATCCCGGTTTTGCCTTATGGTCGTGTTTACTTAATTTAACACCGGCACGAGTTTTTGCATAAACTTCATCGGCAGAAGCAATTTCTTTAGTAGCATCAATAGTTCCAGTAACAGTTAAATTCCCATCAATCATCATGTTTCCATAAACTTCAACGTCACCTTGAATAATTACTTTTCCTTCAATGTAAGTTGTGGGCGATTTGATGTTTAACCAAGTCATAGCGGCTAAATTGTATTGCCCACCCGCATAAACAGTAGTATGACCGTTAGAAATTAATTGAAGATCAGCATTTGTTTTTAGCGTACCGTTTCCACTGTGGTGTAAATCAAATCTTGAACCAGTAGGATGTTTAATGGCGTAGTACGCATTATCATCAGAACCGTCTTCTTCAATACTCATTTTATTAGGTAATTGACGTACTGTTTTATCTTCAGAATTGCCCTTTTCAGAATCGGGCGGATGTTCCTCTAGTTTGTATTGTGGAGTATGAACACCACTTTGGGTTTGGAAATTGTACCCGGCACCTAAAGGAATTGTTTTGTATTTAGGATTTCTTTGTCTTACAATTTTTACTTTAATACTTCCTGTATCTGTATTATTTTCATCTGTTTTACTTGTTACTTTGTATTTAACACTGTAAATTTTTCCTTCTGTTCCATCATCATTAGTGTATTTGACATTAGGCGGCACAACAAAATTAAAATCTTCTATTTTAGCACATTCTTTTTCTGAATTACTATTCCACCCAAATAATTCTTCATCAACACCGGGACAATTTTCTTCATTATCATCGTAAGGTAAAAGTTCAATGATTACATCTTCTAATTGTACTGGTTTTTTATCAATTGGTAATCCTAAAGAACTTAAATCGTAATAAACGTATTCATTAATCGGATACTCTCTACCAAAAATATCAGCCACTAAATCATCTGTTATGAACTCAATGTTATCAACTTTAATAGGCGCATTATCAAAATTGCCGGGATCAGTTGGTCCACCGGGTTTTCCTATGATTGCTCTAATAATTTTCGCTTTAATCACCGCCCACAACGTCTCTTTAAGTTTACTTAAAATAGTACTGGCAATTTTAGGAATAACATCTTTACTTAATTTAGGATTTTTATTTGCATCAGCCGAAAAGGGTGTTCCATCTTTGTCTTTATTACTACCAAACAATGTATTTAATTCTTTTTGAAGAATATTAGTACCTGCTGTTACTAACCATTCGGCACCGCCGGGAGTTAATGGATTTACCGTTACCATTTGCCCAATTTGGAATGTAGGTTTACTACCTATACCAGAATTAGTTCCTAAACTCGGTTTAATATCCATCCATTGTATCTCTTCG